TGGTGCCCGGTACATGTACAGAGCAGGTATTGGAATAAACTTTAACAGATAGGTTATAAGAAATCCAAGCAATCCTATCAAAAGTATTCCATAGAAAATCCAATTAGGTAGCCATTCTAGAATCCACATTTGAGACCTTATAATTTTATTAGTATTTATAAAAACTTACCATTTGCCTGCCTGTTTACCATATTCATAAAACCAAACAAAGAAACGAATAGCAATAGTAATTGCAATAATTAAAATTGTTCCCCAAAAACTATTCTCTATAAACTTTTTTCTTCTCTGTGCTTGCTCACGAACCATTCTCTCACGATCTTCTCTAACTTGTTTTCTTAATCGAATAAATTCACGATAGCCCTCTTGCCCAAGATGTTGAAGCGCGCCATAATAGAACATGTGCTGTATATCTGCTTCCATCTCTCTTAGCTTCTGCTGATAGACGTAAATGTCCATCGCTTCAGCAGTTTCACTTTTCTCAAATCCTATCTTTTGAAAAATACTGGGTTTCTTTTGATGGTTGGGATTTCTAGCTTTATTGATAAAGTCTTGCATCTGCCCTGCGGCATCCGCCCACTTTGATAGCTGATTGAATACACCTTCGACTTCCTTGCCTACACTTACGGCATGCTTCAGCCCATTAAAAGCAGCAGTCACGCCTGCCATAAGCGTTAATGGATCCACTTAGTTCGCCAGTGGGTTATCCAATGCTTTTTTAATCTTATCATCAACTTCACGACGAATAGCCCTTAGTTCATTATTTGTTTCGCGTTCAATACGATTCACTCTTTCATTTACGCTTTGAACAGTTGAATCGACTTGTTTCTGCATCTCCCTTACTGATGAATCTGTAGATTTACGAATCTCTTTAACTTCGGTATCTACTATTTTCCTTACTTCTTTCGCTTCGCTATCGGCAATTCTCCGAACTTCATTGACAGCTTTTTCGACTTCGCGGTTTGACACCTTACCTTCTCTTTCAACAGTTTCAACGACACCTTCAATTCGTCTTATATCCGCTTTAAGATTTTGATTGATATCTCTTGTATAACCTACCACCTTTTCACTGTTCTCTTCTAGTTTGATGATTCGCGCTTCGTATTCACTGAAGTCAGGTGCAACATACTCAGCAATCTTTTTCTTCATTTTCATATAATCATTATATGCTTCGAAACACCCGTAAAGGCCACCAATCACAGACGACACAATACCAAATGCAATCATAAGTTTTGCAGGTGTAAATTCGTATCCTCCGATACTAATAACAGTATCTTTACTGGCATACTTCTTCATAGCTGCTTCAGCAGCCTCGACTTTCTTATTAAGGTCTACTTTATCTTCTGTACTGCTCATCTACCATCTCCTTATGGATTCGATCTGATCGTTGATTGAGTTGACGTAATGCTCTTGCATTGTCTTGTATCGTCACACGTTTATAAATATCTTCAGACTTATAAAAAGGCATATCAGGTATTTTTGCTTCCAAATATTGACTAAACCCAGGAACTTCCGCCATTGAAGCTAAAGCAACTTCTTGAGGAGAAGGTTCAGTCCTTCTGGCTGCGGCAACAGCAGCGGCTCTCGCATTTTCCCTTGCGGTATTTTGTGTACTTTGTCTTTGTTGTGATGATCCTGGCTGTCTTGTCGATCCAGGCGTTGTTGTGGGCGATACCGTTAGCCCTTGTCCAAGTGGTTGAGTTGATTCTACTTTTGCTTCAGGTTTTGAAATAGCTTGATTAACGATAGGATCACTTGTTACTTGCGGATTAGACAATAGTTTTGCAACATCTTCATTACCTACTGACGGCACATTTAAAGTAGAAGATACGGCAGTTATTGTTGACTTAGGTGGCTGTGTAACTGTCTCAATCACCTGTTTCTTTCTAAAAGCGTCTGCATATCCTGGGCAACCAGAATTGTATAAAGGGTTTACCGTACACTGTTGACTGAAAAATGCTTGCTGATAAAGAGGACATGCTGTTGAAAAAAGGGGATTCGCTGTACATTGCTGATTCAAATAAGCTGATTCATACAGTGGACACGATGTATTGGACAATGGGTTCTCATTGCAATTCTTATCAAACAATGCTTTAGCATATCCTGGGCATGTTGAGTTGTATAGAGGATTTGCTGTACACTGCTGATTAAAATATGCTTGCTGATATTCTGGGCAAGCGGGTGAGAATAGTTGATTCAAACTACACTGTTGTGCTTGATATGCAACAGCGTATCCTGGGCAAGAAGGTCCGAATAGTGGATTTGTCGCGCACTGTTGATTGAACCATGCCTGTTGCCACCCAGGGCAAGACTGACTATACAGTTGATTGATAGCACATTGCTGTTGTAGGAATGCTTGTTGATATCCTTCGCATGACGGTGAAGCCAGAGGATTTGCGCCGCAAGGATCAACTGAATATCTTAAACGAAGATCAAAATCTCTTATTTCAGGTCCGTAATAACCTTTCCAATTTCCATCATCTCGACTTGATATTGATACAGAAACATTACCTACAGATGACAAACTATACCTGTTAGTAAAATCTTCAGTCCCCGTAAATCGTGTCCAATCGTTTATACGTCTACCATAGTCATAGGTTTTATCTTGTATGATATTTGCATTTGTATTATCATAAAGAGATACGCGAATTCTCAACGGGTCATAGGTCGGATTTTGATTGGATCCGGCATTAGCATTTTTAATTGTCCAGCCATATTGATATCCACGAACCTGAATGCCAGTACCAGATAGTGCTTGATTGGCTGCTATGTTCTGATATAAAAGAGAACCTCCGTAGCTAAAGAGTATAGCTCCGTCAGCCGATCTTTGAACTGGACAAGGTCCCCCCGTTGTACCACCCCATATCATTCCGTTGTGCTGGGTTAAACATCCTTGCCATCCACTCTGATTAATAATATTATTGGATGTTTGTATATCCTGAGCGTTACAGAAGAAGGAGAAGAACAGCCAAGACGCCAAGCCCAGCAGAAACTTTTTGCCAGAAACTTGCATTTGCATTCTCGCTTAGAGGTTGTGGTTTACGATCTGGATTTGCATCCCAAACTTTCTTCGCATCTTCACCTATCTTGCCGTCGATTGGGCAAGGCGTACCGGCATTCATCATTGCCTGAAATACTCTATCGTCTTGGCAAAGCGTTGATACGGCGGCAACTTTCATGCCCATGTCATAAAGATTTTTAGCAAGTTTTAATCGTTCGCAGTTCATATCACGAACCATTGTTCCCCCAGAAATGCCCAGAATTTGAGTTTGTACTGCACCACCTACACCAACTGTGCAGAGGTCATTGTTCAGTACATTAAATGAGGGTGAAACCGCTGTGGCGGGAGGTGACTTAACAGTGGTTTCATTTACGCTATTGCTATTTGTGGTAACGGTGCTGGTACTTTTAGAATCGGTAACGATCACATCAGATTGAGCAAAAGATAATGTAGACATAACAAAAAGTACCAAAAACGGTAACTTTTTGTACATTTTACTTCCTTTATTGATATTTTTTAATTTATGTGCTATACTATTTATTAAAAAGCACTATATAACTAATAAATTATTAAAAGGTGATGAGCATGAATCCTTCGATTATGGTTTTTGACAATTTTTATGGTAATCCCCATGACGTAAGAAATTATGCATTAAGTTTACCATTTAATGTTACTGGTAATTTTCCTGGAGCAAGAACTGAACCATTAAAAGGAGAAAATTTCCAGAATGCTAAAGTTATGATGGAAACGATCATCCATAAAAAAATCACATGGTGGCCAGAAGAATATAATACAGCGTTCCAATATACAACAGAAGAAGCAGAAACATGGATACACTATGATCCAACAAATTGGGCAGCAGTTCTGTATCTAACTCCGGATGCTCCACTTGACTCCGGTACAGCAATTTACATGCATAATCAGACAAAAATTTATATGCTGGATCGAAGAGACCCTGCCACCGATCTAAATGCAAATCAAGAAGTAAATGACATAACAAAATGGACTCCTATTGTACAAGTGGCAAACATTTTTAACCGTTTAATACTGTACAAAGGAGAATATTATCATCGAAGTGTTCGTGCAGGTTTTGGTAAAAATCAATTCGATGGTAGACTTTTTCAAACATTCTTTTTCAATATAGAGGAATAAAATGAATATTTTGGGTATTAAACTTGTAACTGGCGAAGAAATTATTGCAGATGTTTCTTTTACAGAAGATGGTAGATTTAATCTTACTAACTCTGTTCAATTGAGACTTATGCCTCCGCAAAGACCTGGAGCTGAACCTGGAATGGGGTTTGCACCATTTCCTCCTTTGGCGAAGCAAGGTAAAGATGTAACAACACTTGTGGAACCCATTCATATAGTGTATACTTATACTCCTGATGATGTAATTATCGACAATTATCGTGCCACTTTTAGTGGAATCTTAACTCCCTCAAAACAAATCATTGCAGGCTAATGTCAAACTTCTACACAAATGTTCAAGTATCCGGCAACTACATTCTTTTCAGAGGTGTAGTTGACGGTAAAAAAATCAAAAACAAAATCGCATATCGCCCAAGTTTGTTTGAATTGGCTAAAAAAGTTACGCCTTTTACAAGCTTACATGGTGATTATCTACAAGAAATAAAATTTGATTCTATTCGTGAAGCTAGAGACTATCTTAAACAATTTGAAGATGTTTCTGGTAAAAAAATCTATGGAAATTCTAGATTCGAATATGCTTTTATTGGTGAACAATACAAGGGTATGATTGATTGGGATATAGATAAAATTTCAATTGGTGTTCTTGATATTGAGGTTGGCTCAGAGAATGGTTTTCCTGATCCTTATGAGGCAAACGAACCTGTGACGGCGATTGCACTAAAATATGTTAATGGTGATACATACGTTTTTGGTTGCGGAGACTATCAGAAAAAAGGTGATGAAATTTACACAAAATGTGTAGATGAATATAATCTTCTCAAGTTTTTTCTTAAACTATGGACGCAAAAATGCCCAGATATTTTGACTGGTTGGAATACCAAGTTCTTTGATATTCCTTATCTTGTCAATCGTATGAGGAAAATTCTGGGTGAAGATATGATGAGAACTCTTTCTCCTTGGGGTCAAATCAGAGAAAGAGAAGCATATATCATGAACCGAAAACTCAAAGTGTATGAACTTGTCGGTATCGGTGATTTCGATTACATTGAATTATACAAATGGTATTCACCTAACGGTAAATCACAAGAATCTTATCGTCTTGATAACATTGCAAATGTAGAGATTGGTGAGAAGAAACTAGATTATTCTGAATATGATTCTCTACACCAATTATATAAACTAGACTATCAAAAGTTTATCGAGTACAACATCAAAGACGTTGAACTTATTCTGAGGCTTGATGATAAACTAAAACTACTTGAATTGGGAATTACTCTTGCATATGACACAAAGTGTAATTATGATGACGTTTTTGCACAAACGAGAATGTGGGATGCGCTGACATATAATCACCTCAAAGAGAAAAATATTGTTGTTCCTCCTCGTGTGATTAAAGAAAAAGATGCTGCATTCGAAGGTGCTTATGTCAAAGAACCTCAAGTGGGTATGCATGAATGGGTCGCGTCATTTGATTTGAATTCTCTTTATCCACACTTGATGATGCAATACAATATTTCACCAGAAACATTGATTGAAACTTCTGAT